GGTGTTCCTCTTCATAGAAGAGATGACCTTTTGCATGTACTGCTCCACCTCGTTTGGCGGAATCTGTCCAACATCAACCTTGACAACACGACGCTCTGGTGAGCGAACGATGCGGTAAGCCATCATAGCGTCTTCCATTAGAACAAGTTGACGGAAGATGCGACGGGCAGGTTCAAGGATGGATGTGCCGTAAGGAGCATACTTGTCGTTTCCAAGGATGCGGAAGTGGGCGACCTGCCAGTTTTCGAGCGTTAGGCCGGCTGTGTTCCACTGGTATTGGACATAGTTGGGGTTTGTGTCGTCCTCGCCTTCTAGGCGCTCAACCTCGTTAGAAGGCATACCAATAACTGATTTGATGCCAAACTTTTCGTCAATGTCAAGGTACATAAAGTAATCGCCATACTTGCACATTGAGCGACACCAACCAAAGAGGTTGTGCTCTACATTTAGGATGTTGTGGTAAAGTGAGTCAAGGACCGCCTTGATCTCCTCATTGGAGCAACGGATGTTCAACATTGGCTGAAGACCAGAGTGTGTGGTCATCTCGTCAGCATAAATGTCAAGGGCAGAGGCGATCTCTGGGGTGTACTCCATCTGGTCAAAGTCCACATAACGCTCAACGCGGTTGTGGGCGTTCATAATGCCTAACTGGAGGTTGTAGTTATTGGCTGACTTTGCGGTCTTGAACTCCTGACCACTGGCAGAACGGAAACGGCTTTGATACTTGTCTAACTGGTACCTGCGAAGGCGACGGCCTGTCTGTGTTCTGCGATTGACGAGAGGACCAGAGAAGACCCTGGTTAATGCCTTGAATAGATCAGACTGTGGGTTTCTTGTGTTTGCGCTATTAGTGCGATTTGTTCTTCTGTTTCTTCTAGCCATTTATTTTATCCCTTGATAAGCCAAATAAAGTCTTTTTGTTGTTGCATTTCTTTCTTCGCATTGTCGCTCCAAACGCCTTGCTGATGACCAGTCATTCCTGGTATGCTTGTGTGGAGCCTCGTAGAGTTTAGTCTCATTGAGGAAACCATTGCTCTCTTGTATTCTAGGTCTTTCTTGCTAACTGTAAGCGCCGTGTCCCTCACCCAACAACCGATCGCAAGAGCCATAACAAGGTCGTCGTGGTAAGAACGCATTGCCTCTGCTCGGTTGTTGTTCCAAATAAAAGTTTTGAATTCGTTTGCTAGTCGTGTAGAGTATGTAGTAATTAGTTTGTTTCTAATGAACTCTTCCATTTTCGCAACGATGAGAGGTCTTGTCTTAGAAGAGGTGGTAAAACCTGGAACTGAATTGTTTACGGACTCCGCTCTAACCGGATCAATAAACTCGTGTGTGCCCTTTATTGAATAGTATAAGTTAGGATAACCTCTTTGCTGCAACTTTTCAAGTATAGAAATGCCTAAACTGTTATTTTCCACCACCAGAAGGCAATTGCCAAATTCTCTGCCTGTGCTATCAAGTATGGTAGCATACTCTTCCAAGTTTGGTTTTCCTTGATATTCACCTATGACCTCCATAGTTTCTAACTTGATGATGTGAAAAACAGAAAAGTCTGCACCGTCGCCACGAGCAACATCAGCGACCATTAGATAGGTTGCCTGTGGAACATACTGTTCCCATAACCAGAAGTTTCTGTCAAAGCCAGTTCTGTATTTAGGCTCTGAGACCTCGGAAACGATTCTTTCAAGATCTTCTGGGTGGATGACTGTTTCACCAGAAGCGTTGAAGTTGCATTCTAACTCCTGGGCGATCTGTCTGCGAGACATATTTCTTGTCTCTTTTTCAAACCACTCTTGATCTCGATCTGGGTGAACATCCCAAGGAAGGTTTACCGGGTGGAAGTCATTTACATTTTGCTCTGCCTCGATGTAGGTTTTGTGGAACCAGTTTCCAACACCGTTCGGGGTGGAGAGGGCGATGCAGCGACCACCAGTAGATAGGGTAGGATAAAGACCGGTCCAGAGTTCTTCTAGGCCCTCGACGTGTGCGGCCTCGTCAATAACTAGGAGTGAGAGTGCCTCGGAACGACCGGCGTCCCCAGAGGTCGATGCAGCCTTTACCTCGGAGCCGTTTGTTAGAACGAAAGATGTTCGGTTGTCGATCTTGATCTGTGCGATGCGAAGCCAAGGAGGAACATTTTGCATAATGTTCTTTACCTTCTTTACAAGGTTGGCTGCGGTTGCGAACTTTGTCGCAATGACCAAGACATTTTTGTCTCTGTGAAATAACATAAGCCAGACAATGTAGGCTGCCGTAACGGTGGAAATGCCTAACTGTCTGGCTTTTAGAATAACTGTGAAGCGATAGTCGTTGAAATCAACAAGCAGATCGTCCTGGAAAGGGTAAGTCTTAAAAGGAATAAGACCCTTTAAAGGGTGGGAAATGCGAGCGTAGTTGTTAATAAAATAAGAGGGATCCTTGCCACACTTGACAATCTCCCTCATTGTCTCCTTTTTGGATAAGCGAGGCATCAGTCCTTACGCTTGTCGTTTGGAGCCCTACCTTCGCCACCTTGGGCTAGGAACTTGCGGAAGTTGTCTTCTAGCCTGTCGCTGGAAGGGGAGTTGACTTCCTCGGCGTCAATGCCGCCGATCTTGAACATCTTGTCGGCTGTGACGAAGGAACGGACACGGGAAGTGTTTTGGGCTAGAACTTTGACCTCTCCGTCAGGCGTGAGGCTTAGGGTTTCACCTGTGATCTTCTTGTATTCCTTCTTTAAGAAAGAAGCGATGTCTGTGATCATCTGGTCAATTTCGCCCTCGATGTCAGAGCCGTAGATGTCCTTTAACTTGATCTCTGTGTGGTAGGTGATCATTAGACGATCGCCGTGGAACTTGACGCCGAAGCCGTCCATAACACGCTTGTCAATAAGCGGGTTGCCTTCCTCTCGCTTGAGTCCGATCTTTACCGGCTCTCCATTTTCGTCGTGGGCACCATCATAAGCACGGGTCATTGCCTGTGAAATGCCTTTGACTATTTCGTAAGTTGTCGCCATTTAGTATCTCCTCAAGTTTGGTTTGGCCGCCAGCCTGAGAGCCAACGCTCTTCTCGCCCGCCTTCTATCCATTTTATATAGCAATTATAGCAGCAATCAAATTTGTTCATAAAAACATCGTCTCTTATTTTAAAGGAATATGTTTTACAAACAGGACAAACCCTTTTAGTAGTTTCTCTATTAAGTAGTTTTTTGGAGACTAAAAAGCCGTCTTGCTCTACTTTCTCATCCTTTTCTTCGGACGCATACTCTTTTTCCGCCATCTCTTTAATCTGCTTTTTGTAAGACTCTTCTTTTTCGTCATTCCAATACTTCCTTGGGTTTTCGATGGCCTCTTTCCCATATTTCTTCGCAATAGCGTTCTCAAACCTTGCTATGTCATTTAGATCAAGTTTCTTTCCCATCATCTACTCGCTAAGTGGTAAGTGCCGAAACCAACACCAAAACCGATCGCAACGCTTGTGGCGATGACGACCGGGATGTTTAGTTTCTTATTCTTTTTGATTATGTCCCTGAGGGTTTCTATTTCTTCGTCCCTCGTGTTGATCTCTATTGCATAACGCTCTTTTAGACCTTCTTTTTCTATTTGTAAGTTCTCAACCTCCAAACGATGGTCCAAGAGCATCTTGTCCTTTTCAAAAGAGCAAGCAGCATTTAGTTCAACGGCAATAAACTCGCTGAAAGTCAGGATCTTTGCCATCGCTTCATCGTCAAAGCAGGTGGCGTCAAACTTGACAACCCCGTTCTTTGGGACAAGTGAAAACTTTCCATCGGCAGCGTGGGCGACTGATGGGTAAAGAAGGGCGAAAAGGAATAGAAGCCTACTCCACATGCTCAAACCCAAACTGAGTTTCGATCTTTAAGATGAAGCCTTCTGGGTCGTTTCTGCGCATCTTAACCAACTCAACCTTTCTTTCTGTTTTCTTATTTTCTAGTTCCTCAATAAAGTCCATCCGTTCAGACTCTAAAATAAAAAGTTGCTTTTTGTAATCAGCTAACACTTCTTCTTTTTTGAGAGCCTCTGCTTCATAACTTTCTTTTAGGCCGTCGATCCTGTCTTCTAGACTTTTGGTGGATGCTTCATAGGCCCTGACAAGACCTCTATGATCTTGCCACCAGAAAAAAGAAACGACGAAAAGGAGAATAGCAAGCGCTATCTCCTTCCAGTGATTCTTAACGAAGTCTAGGATCATCAGGCACCCTTCATCTTAACAACGGCGTCAATAACTGACTGACCACCGATGTAAAGTGCCGAGATCATAACCCAGTCTCCACTTGTAAGGAAGCCACCAGCCGCAAGACCGGTTGCTACGCCCCACACAAGCAACTTGCGTGAAACGACCTTTTCTAGACCTTTGTCTATTGCTCCTTTAATAGCCATGCTCATTTTACCTCCTATTCTTTTAGAAACATGCCAAGGTCAAGCACAATGTCAATGACGCCTTGCTGCGCGAGAACGACAAGAGCATCCATTGGTGTCATGCCGGCATCAGTAAGGATCTCATCGATCTCGGCTCTGACTTCATCTTCTGTGCCTGTCGCGGCTTGTCTCATTTCGTTTGTGAGTTCTTCCTTGATGATGTTTCTTAACTGTGCTTTGTATTTTCATAGGAAAGGTCTCCTTCTCACAATAAATAGTTATTGGTTTATGAAAGCGTAATCGTTTTTTCTGGTTATGTCAAGGGTCATGTCTGCTATGTCCTTGAGAGAATCAAGGTGAGAAATGAGAAGAATAGTCTTAAAATAGCCTTTGATCATGTCTAACAGTTGGGTAAAGGACTGAAGATGATCTTCGTCCAGTGCTGTTCCTGGCTCGTCCAAAACCATAATGTCGCTGGTTGGAAGGTTGGAAACGGAGAGGAAAGCAAGGCGAATAGCCATAGCGGCCATCGTCTTTTCCGCGCCTGATGCCATAGAAAGCGGGCGTGGCTCGTGGGCTGGATGCTTAATGAGGATCTCCAACTTGTTTCCGTCCTCCTCAAACAAAACCTCAAAGTTTGTTAGGTTCGCCAAGACCTTTGCGATCTCTTGGTTGATGACGGGCAACTTCTTTTTGATGACATCGTAAGCAATGCCGTTTGGATGCATGCAGCGCATGTAAAGGTCATAAGCCGAGAACTGCTCGCGGAGGTCAATAAACTCCTGCTTTTGCTCTTTGATGTTTTCTACCTTTTGCTCCAAAGAACCGACCTGACGGTTGAGGTTATTGATCTTTGTCTTGCAACCGTTTAGTTCCCTTGTCCTACCGGAAATAAGCGATCCAATGGTCTTTTGCTCTACAATAAGGGCTTCCAGGTTTTCAATGGCCTCCCTGTTCTCTTCATAAGTCGTTTCCTTTGCTATAAGAGCCGTTAGTTCGTTGGCGAGGCGGTTTATGAGGTTTTGATTGCGAGCAATAGAAAGTTCGGTCTTTGTTATTTCCTGTGAGGTGTTGCTCTTCTTTGTTAGAAGGGCGGCGTGCTGATCGATCTTCTTGGTTGTTTCTGGGAGGTTTAGACCTTCCAGTTCGGTTGTGAAGATGCTGATCTTTTCCTCTACATTAGGCTTCTGCTCTTGTGCCTTCTCTGCCTCGTGGAGACACTTGCAGCCACGGAGGAAACCAGGGTCGCTTAGGGAAGAAACCTTTTCTTCAAGGATCGTTAGGTCTTTTTGGAGACCGTTGAGGGTCAAAGTGATCTTGTTTGCTTCTGTCTTTTTGTTTTTTAGATCGTCAATGTCGTAGTTTTCAACGAACTCGGTAATCTTTGCGAGCAAAGCCTTCTTATCTTTCAGGGTCTTTTTGTCGCCTTCAAGGTTCTTTTGTGCAGTTGTAAGGGCAACTCGCTTTTGACGAATGTCCACCTTGACCTGGGCAATGTCGATCATTTCTGCTGGGATGGAATCTATTTTTCCATCAACCTCGCCCTTCTGCTTATGGAGGTCAGCGATGATGCCTTCGATCTCCTGGCAAGTGCGGGTCTGGGCTTCCAAGTTAGCTTCTGAGAGGCGCAGTTCTTTCTTTGCCTCCTCCAACTCGGTGTCGTATTCCCTGCCTTCCAGGCGACGAAGAGCGCCCTTCATGTCTGCCGCTTCTTCCTTAGCCAAGCGGAACTTCTTTTCAAAGATCTCCAAGTCCAAGAACTTCGCAAGGATCTCTTTCCTCTTTGTGCTGCCCTCCCGAATAAAGGAAAGACTGTCCAACTGGCTAGACAAACTAGTAAGAAGAAAGTCATCAATGGTTCCGAAGACTTTTCTGATGTTTTTGTCCGTGTCGATTCTTGTGAGTCCATTCAAACTTATCCTTTCGCCATCTGCGTCGATCTTGTAAAAGTCAAGATCGGTCTTTGCCTCAAGTGTTTCCACGCCCTTGAGACGCTTTGTGTACTTTGTAGAGACGCGACGGACATAATAGGTGTCGTCGCCAATAGAAATGGAAACCTCGCCTACACCCTCGGTCTTATTCTGGTTGATGATGTTAACATTTCTCCGCTCGTTCTTTGATGTGGTGTTGTAGAGCGTGTAGAGCAAGGTGTCAATAACGGAGGACTTGCCTGAATAGTTCTTGCCGAAGATGCCAACGGTGCCGTTGAGGCGAGAAAAGTCAATCCTGTTGTCTTCCCCGTAGTTGAAAAGGTTTGACCAAGCAAGTTCGTTGATTCGCCACTTGATGTTTCTTGAGATCTCCTCGTCTTCCTCTGCCTTCTTTGTAAGAGTAGAGTTGAGGTCAAGAACTCTCTTCATTATTTCTTCATCAACTTGGTAGTCAGTAAGATATTCGCGGATCAACTCCTCTTGGATGGCTGGATCTCGCATGTCATCTTGCTGAAGACCTTCNGTTAGTTCCTCAACATTNCCNCGNTCCCCTGCTGCGCGGTTGAGGAAGGTAATGGTATCGGGCTTGAAACGATGCTTTGCGACCTCAATAGCCTTTCGCATCGTCTCAAGAGACAAGTTGTTATTGGAAACAAGACGCAAACGCGCACCACTTGGCACTTTCAAGCCCTTTGGCATCCGACCGGTGGGGGTTAGAATGATCGTGATGAATGGCTTGGGGTTTGCGATTGCGATGTGTTCGCAAGTAAAGTCATCTTTGCCCTGGATGTTCCAAAGCAAGAAGCCCTTGTCGTTTGTCTCACCAAACCCTTGTTGGATCGTGCTTCCGCAATAACGTACCCGACCCTCATCGTCAAGGATCTGGTTTGTTTTATGAATGTCGCCAAGAAGAACAAAGTCGTGCCCCTCAAAGATGCTGATGGGATGGTCGCCATGATCCATCACCCAGCCCGTGTCCGTCTTCACACCCGAAACAGAGCCGTGGTAAAGGGCAATGTTGATGCGGGAAGGATCGGATGGCTTCACCCAGTTGTCTTCGTCAAAGACAGAAAGAACATTTAGGGCAACATCACCAACAACAACCTCGCCTGCGTTCTTTAGAAGGTGAAGGTTGTTGTGTGCCAACGCATTTGCGATTGGTGTGATGGCGTCCTGTCGGTGTTCGTTCTTAAGGTTGCCGTCGTGGTTGCCCAAAATGATGTAGGTTGGGGCAATGTCGGCAAGGTTCTTAAGGAAGTGTGTCGCAAGGTCAAAATACTCTGGCGACAACTGTGTCTTTGTGTGAGCCAAGTCTCCGCAATGGACGATCAGATCGACCTGCTCTTCTCGTANGCGGTCAAAGATCTGGTCAAAAATGACTCGGTACTCTTTGTGATACTTGTAATTCCGTATATGTGTGTCAGCCAGGTGCGCAACTCTAATCCCCACAGTTCCTCCAGGTTTTATTATTTACTATGCCGTTTATTACGGATTGAGATACTCTATATTTTTCTGCCAATTGGCGTTGAGTTAAACCGCCATTAGAATATGCTTCTCTTATCTCTATTACTTTTTCACAAGTCAATTTTGCTTGTCCGTTATTCTCCCCACTATTCGCTTTACTTATTTTGTTCTTTGTTTCTTCGTTTCGCGGGCCTTTTGGTGGCAACTTCTTTCCCTTGTTCCAAGGTATTTGCCCCTTGTGTGCTTCACGCAGTCTCTCTATGTGTTGTTTAGATAAATTCTTTCCACTATTCCACGCTTTTCGGCCAAACATACCATTCTTCTCACCAGCATTAGAAATAGAAATTTTATCTTTTGTGTCTTGGGCGTGGCGACCTCCGTCTCCACCTTCTCGCAAGTTGTACCCATTTTCTCGCTTAAGGCAGCCGTGCTCGTCTATTAGAGCCCTTTCTCTACTGTTAATGTAATCAAAATTGTCGTCCTTGTCAAGCACTATCCATTCCAAATTGTCCCAACCATATTTTCTTATTGCGTTATAAAGGGGCCGATTTGAATTCTTGGAATGGTGTTTATGTTCTTTCATGCGATCGGATAACTCGCGTTCAGTCTTTCCAATATACTTCTTGCCGTTTGGAAAGAGAACCATATAAATTAAAGCCATAGCAAACACTCCTTACTATAGTAAATAGTTTTGTGTCCGCTATGTGCCCTATTATTGTCCGCGATATGCGCGATTTTCAAAAGTCTAACCCCTCAGACTATTATAATGTAGCACAAGGGGCTGGGCTTGTCAAGCGTTTTCTTCACCCTCGGGCTTGCCACCCTTGATCTTGCTTACCGCTTGCCTTAGTTGATCCACAGCAAAAGTGGTTGCAGCGACACCAGCAGCGCCAGGAGCCATCTTTCCTGCTGCCTGGGCGACGATCTTAATGGCGCTAAGCGTCTCTGGATCGAGCATAGCAAGGATCGCATCAACTTCGCTGCCCTCGCTCATCATATCAAGTTCTTCCTTGATGATCTCTTTTAGTCTAGTCTTTGTTATTTTCATTTGCCTCTCCTTGCCTTGCTGGCTTCAACAGCGCCCAACTGAGCGAGGGCGGCTTTCTTTGTTTCGTGCGGCTTCTTTGAAAGACGCTTCCCTGACTTGGAGGTCACGAAATAACCTCCGTCAGCCTTTTCTATCTTTTCATCAACGACTTCTTCTTCCATCACTTCGCCGGAAACAAGAAAATAATCACGGCACTTGTTTAGGTAGTCAGAAGCAAGTGTTACCTTGCTCATCCACCAAGAAGGAAGATCGCCCTGGTGGGCTTGAAGACCTTGTAGGATCTCTGTGGCGTCCTCAATAGAGGTCTTTAGTTTTCTGACTGCCGAAGAAACATCTTCGTGTCCGTCTTCTTGTAGAGTTTCTAACTCTTCCTTGATGATCTGACGGAGTTGTGTCTTTGTAAATTTCATAGTCTTGTTTCCTTACTAGTCTGTTAGATCAGTTGAGATCAAGCTTCACTAGATGAGAAATACTTAGACATAATCTCATCTTTGCTCATTCTTGAGTTTGTCCAATCTTTTGCAAGCTGGCTGCCGAATGCTTTCCCATTACCTGAAGTGAGATTCTTAAGGAATGCGTCCATCGCTGCGTTATCATTTGCTAGTTCTTTTATGTCAAT